GGTTACTCCATCAGGGCACGCGCAATTCGCCTGATACAGAGCCGTCTTGTCACCGCAATACGGTTCCATTGCCAGTGACGCAGCCGCAGCCAAGGCATCGGCATCAGCCTGTGAAGTGGGCACACAAATCTTGGTGAGGTTGCTGCCGTCAGGACATGCGGCATCGGCGCAATACAGGAAATCCGGTGGGCACGTCGGGCACGCTTGTGCCAAGGTGCGTTGAAGAGTCTCGTCCGCATCATCCTGGGACACCGTTGACCACACGGTTTTCAGCGTGCCTTCGCAGCAATAACCGCTCGCCGTCCAGTAGATGCCCGGAGGTGGGCGCCAATCCACTTCCGGTCCTTCGCTCGACAGGTTGACGAACGGATAATCACCGCAATGAATTGCAATCGGGCATTCGCGGTTCATGTTACCTTCATCGCTTGCGGGTCAGGCCGTGTGTTCTGCACCGTCAATCCTTCATAGATGCTCTTGGGAATCTCGGTTCCGTAGATGAGCACGCTTCGGATTCTAGCCCATCCCGTCACGGCAATCTTCAACTGGAACTGGTATCCCTTGTTCGTTGGTCGGACGTGCATCGAATCGCAGTTGAACGGGGGTGTTGGAAATACGATGGGCCACTTGTAACCTTCTGAATATCCTTCCTCGGGATAGACCTCGTTGCTGCTCACGTCCTCGGTGCTGTTGCGCGACACGCAAAACTCATGCGTGTGCCAGTAAACCCAACATGGATCGGCATCCACACGATACCAAATCTGCACCGTAACCGTGCCGTATGCCCTGTCCAACCACAATTCACCACCCTTCAATTCCTTCAGCTTGTGAGGTTGATCGAACGTATAGGCAGGAGTTTCTGTCACCCACGTAATACGGTATTCATCTGTTGGCGTGGTATCAAACCGCTCATAATCGGTGATTTCCCAAAGCTGCATGTCGCCATTCAATCGGGACTTGGCGAAAGCAAAGGCACGCTGCAACCCGTTGTAGTCCAGACTGAACATCTGGAATATATCCAACCCTTCCCAATGTCCTTCCCACGCCGGAAGATGGTCGTGTCCGAAACTTGATAGCGGCTCAAAGTCCAGCGGGATGATCGCCTTGTGAATCACGCCGTTATCACTTTGCTCGGGAAGCGCGGTTTGCAGCAATCGGCTTGAGAACTCCATGCCGCTTGATGCCCAAAGCAAACTGCGGTCGTTGTACTTCAGGATTCGCTCCTCATTCGCCGCTATGGGGGTATTACCCCATTGCTGATAGTACCTAACCGCAGCGATTAGAGAACGTATTGACGGCTCAAGCGATTGGTAAAACAAATCACCATTGACCGCCGCAATGCTCCGGTCATTCACCGAACCGTTGATGAATTGGACAACCCGCTGCAATGGCTGGTTGTTGTTGTTAGCAGCAATCCAGTCTGTGCGAGTCACCGGGACATCGAGCGCATAGATTTGCTTTCGGGTGAAGATGTAAAGCGGACCCTCGCCAAGCGCGGTATCGAGGTTGGCACCATGCGCCAATGCCCGAATGTTGCCTGCGTTGGTAGGCACCGAAAACCCGTCGCCTCCGACCGCCAGCGGATTCTCAGTCACGCGCAACACGGAGTCTCGGAAGCCGTAGAATGTCGGTGCCACATTCGTTCCAGAAGGACCGCCGACAATATCGCCTGCGGTGTAAACTCTTCGGGAAGGCGTCACGTACCACAGCCTGCCCATGTAATAGTCCATAGGACCACCTGGGGGAATCTCGACGGGAGCAGCAAGTAAACCATTGCTTCGTCGCAAGGTTGTGCCATCCCAAAACAGCGGGTTTGTCACATAATCTCCCGCCTGGATTACCATGAACTCTTCCGCCTGTCTGAAGAACGCTTGCGGTTCGGTGGTTGGATTCACAAGCAATGGGTTCCCGCCCGTCAGATCGGTAATGCCGTATGGATCTTCAAGGTTCACCCGATACAAGATGCCGGAAATCAGAACGAGCAGGTAAGGATTCCCGCCGCGAGGCTCATAAACCGCACCGCCTTGGAACAGGTAATCGCCTGCCGCCATGGTTGTGCTGCGGAAGATGTTCGCCCATCGGCAGGTTATGCCGCCGCCGCGCACCGTGGCATTGATGAGCCAAGCAATCTGGTCCCGTCCAAGCCCGTTGGGATTCAGGTCAGAGGCAAGCGTTGTGACTTTGTTGCTGTCAACCCCGCCGTCGAACGATTGGGAACCGTCCGTGAGAATTATCGGACCCCTGCCATTGCTCGATTCGGCCATATCAACAAAGTCTTATGCTGCGCGGAGAATACCATAATGTCACGGTGTCATTCAATAGCGCACATTCTTGTTGACGCAATCCGGTTAAATTGGTAGAGTTCCGGTGGACTATGCGAGTTGCAGCAATCACACGATTCAAACATGGGATGCTCTTTGAGTTGCTCCAAAAACTTCACTGGACTCAATCGGAATTGGCAAGGCGTTCCGGCATTACTGCACCGAGAATTTCGGAATTTTGCAGAATGGTGAAATCTCCAACGGAGGATGAGAAAACAAAGATCCAACTCGCGTTTGGAGAATCAGGAGAATACTTGGACGTTATAGCCGCATGGCCGGAAGGGTTTGAGCCGCTTAAAAAGACACTCGTTGTTGAGCAGATAAAGGACGTTGAGATTGATGCAATCGCATATCGGGAGCATGTGCAGATGATTGCCGAACACAACGAGCAAACAGAATTGCGAGAGCGTTCAATGATGGAATTGACGGATACCCTGAATGACAAGGAACGCATAGTCATCGAGCGTCGATTTGGGCTGAACAATCTTCCCACTCACACGCTTGAAGAGCTTGGTGAAATGTTGGGAAAGTCTAAACAGGCAGTAAGCCAAATTCAATATCGAGCACTCGACAAGCTTGAACAGAGAATATCTGAGTGTGATTTCACTGCGGTGCGCGAGAAAATACACAGGTTTGCGAATGTGCTGCGCAAAGGTTCGTTCGCATCTCAAAAACAGCAGGACGAAGAAGCAATCAAGGCAATCAAAGAGCAAGCGAAAAAGCAATCTGAAGCAGGAAAACAGGCATGGAGAACTAGACTTCAAAACAGTATTGACGAGGCTGAAGAATACGAACGCGAGGAATATCTGGAAGAGCAACGATTGGCTGAGATTCGTTCTCAGCAGAGTATCACGAAATACGGAATCATTCCATACCCAAATGTTGTTGGCATTGCCATCAGGCGAGTAAAGATAGCTGACCAAATAATCAAGGCTGCATTGCGTAATGGATTCGTAAAGGTTTCTCCGGGTCAGTACATAAGATATGATACGGCTGGAAATGAAATCACATTAAGGACATGCTCTCACCACTTAGATCCAAATGTGTTCTTCCTGTTAATATCAAAACGCTAAATGCCTGACATGATGACACCTGAGCGATTCAGTGATTTTCTGTCTAGGAAGATGGAGCATTTGGACGATTTGCTCTTGAGGGATATGACTCCGCCATTTTCGGCTGTGGAATATAAACCTGCGTGGTGGGTTTCCAGAGAACAAGTCCGAAAGATTATCGAGGGAAAAGCGTTCAAGCCGTCACCAAAACCAAAAATGGAAAAGTTCCCAATGCCAAAACGATTCGATGAAATCTTTCCAGATATGCGCGCCATGCAGGAAGCGATAAACAATAATCTTGGGAAACCTTGCGATTGCGATGCCTGAATACATTACCCGCTATAACTGGCAGTGGCCTCCTGACTTCACCGATTTGGAGATCGAGTTTCAGGCGATTCGATTCAATGGCTACTGGCGACCAAGCAAGGATGCCCAGTGGTCCGGTGCGGGTTTGTTCCATCATTACAAGCGAGCGCAGGAATTGCTATGGCCGCAGGGCGAGGATCATCATCGGTGGTCTGACCTGATTCTCAAGACCATCCTCGAAAACCGCGTGACGGCGATACAGGGTGCTCGGGACAGCGGCAAGACTCATTGCATGTCCCGATATGCCATCACGGATTACTTCGTTTTCCCTGAAGAAACGCTCATCCTGATTTCCTCCACCGACTTGCGCGGATTGCAACTCCGGGTGTGGGGCGACATTAAAGACCTATGGCAACGCGCTAAGGACGTTTACGATTGGCTCCCTGGTAATCCGGTGGATTCCAAGCATGGCATATTCACGGACAGCATAGGCGAGGAAGCCTCGATTCGGGATATTCGCAAGGGCATCATCTGCATTCCGTGCCTTGGCAGCAACGGTGAATGGGTTGGCATGGAAAAGTTCTATGGCGTGAAGCAGAAACGCCGCAGGTTGCTTGGCGATGAAGTGAGCATGATGCGACAACCCTACATCAACACGCTCGCCAACTTGGACAAGGGCGACTTCAAGGGTGTGTTCGTGGGAAACCCGCTTGGGCGCGGAGATCCGCTGGACAGATTCTCGGAACCCACAATCGGTTGGAATGCGCAGCCCGAACCCACCAAGACAACGACTTGGAAGAACAAGTTTGGCGGCATCACGATTACCCTTGTCGGCACGGACTCGCCCAACTTCGATTATCCACCGGAACAGCCTACGCGATATCCGTATCTCATCGACCGCAAGGATGAAGTCAATGTGCGAACTCGGTATGGCGAAAACTCCCTTCAGTATTGGAGCCAGATTAAGGGCGTGCGAAAAGCGGGTCTGGATATGTTTCGCGTGCTTACCCGCGAGATATGCGAACGCTACGGAGCATTCAAGGAAGCGATATGGAAAGGCACGCCATTGACTCAGGTGTACGCCTTGGATGCCGCTTTCGGTGGCGACCGTGCCGTTGCCGGGAAGATTGAGTTTGGCGCAAACGTGGACGGGCAGCAGATCATCAAGTGCTACGAACCCGAAGAAATCCACGTCCAGCTTGGCACCGGCAGAACGGTAGAGGAGCAACTTTCTGAGCATGTATCAAAGCGGTGCAACCTGTTCGGCATTCCAGCCCGGAATGTGTTCTTCGATGCCGGTATGTATGCCACCCTTGCAACCGCCATGTCCAAGGCGATTGGCACCGAAGTCAATGCGGTGAACTTCCAAGGACCGGCAACCAATCGTCCAATGGCGGCAGATGAGTTTGTTTTCGACAAGACCACCAACACCCGCAGGCTGAAGCTTTGCAACGAGGCTTATAGCAAGTTCGTTACGGAACTGTGGTGGTCTGTGCGGCTCATCGTTGAATCGGGTCAGATGCGGGAAATTCCCGAGGAGGTCGTGGAAGAGTTTTCGATGCGGGAATGGACAAAGGTGAGCGGCGACCGTTACGAACTCGAAAGCAAGCGGGACATGAAAGAGCGCATAGGGTATTCACCCGACTATGCTGATTGGTGCGCGATTGCGTGCGAAGGCGCAAGGCGATTGGGCTTCAGCATAGTCAAGATGGTTAACATCGAAGCGCAGGAACAATCTCAGGCATGGATAGAGGCAATGCTGAAAAAGGCACGCGCATTCCGGCACAAGCGCGAGTTGAATTACAAGGCATGATATGATTACAACAGACCAATTCCGAAAGATGCTTGGCAATATCGCAAAGAAGAACTTGCAGAAACTTGCCGATGAACAGAACTACGAAACCAAGATATTGACGAAAGA